CGCCGCGAGTATGAGGACTTGCGCCGCGAGTATGAGGACTTGCGCCGCGAGTATGAGGACTTGCGGTACACCCACCACGTTGACGGGAATCACAAGTCTCTAATCAAATGCGCACCGCCTAACAGCACCGGGCGCTTGCATGTATGTCAAAAGCCTGTGGAGCTTCTGCGGCGGCTGGTGCGCGTTTCAAGCGATCCCGGGGACGTGGTGCTGGACTGCTTTATGGGATCCGGCTCTACCGGATGCGCGGCGCTCCGGGAAGGGCGCGACTTCATCGGCATCGAACTCGACGCCGGATTCTTCGCGGCGGCAAAAAAGCGGATAGAGGAGGAAGCGGCAAACCCGTATGCCGATAATTTGACGATATGGGACGATACGCTTACAAGAAGAGCTTGCCGGACTGGGGCGCACAAACAGCCGCAGACCTCAAAATCGCCATAAAAGCCTACATCCTGTCCGCCGTACTCAATAGCAAGAGCGACGAGCAAATAAGGGAACACGTCCGGAAAGAGGTTGAGGAATTCCGGCAGGAGTTCAGCGAATCGCAAGCGGAGGAGGCGACCGGCTATGTGCAGGAGCTGACCGCGCTGGCGGAGGATGTGCTGGCAATGACGCGGAAGGCGATGGGAAATCTGACGCCGTATATGTTCGCGGCGGCAGTAGCGCCGACTGGGAATCTGACTGAGACGCAGAAAGCCAACATCGGAAAGGCTGCGCAACTCATCATGCGACCGATCGACAGGGAAACGGTCAGAAAGGTCGCCGTCGAATACCGATACAAGCCGGCAAGCGGAGAGCCGACCGCAGATCTTCCGGAATTCGCTTACAACCGGGCGACGCCCGCGCAGACCTACTACAAGGACGTCCACGAGCAGACGCGGGCATGGATGCAGGATTTCCAAAAGATCAAAGAGAGCCGGAACTTTGTCGCAAATGTAAACCCAAGAGCTTACACGGAGATGGGGGTGCGGTTCGATGCATACCGCCGCGAAAAGGCTCGGCTGATACAGCAGGGGGTCAAAACCGTATACGTTGCGCCGCACGCCAACTGCTCCTTGCGTTGCCAAAGGTGGCAAGGGCGTGTGTACAGTCTGGACGGCTTCCGAGGCGTGCGAGACGGTCGGAACGTGATCCCTATTGAGGACGCCGCGGACAATGTGACGTACACGAGCAAGCGCACCGGGCGAACGTATCAGGCGGGGCTATTCGCCTATAACTGCCGGCACAGCATGACGCCGTATCAAGACGGGCAGCTTGTTGAGACGATACCGGCGGACGTGGTGGCAACGCAACGGGCGCTTGAGGAGCGGCAACGCGCGATGGAGCGCGAGATCCGGTTTCAAAAAGAAAAAGGCACATACTGGGAGATTTTGGCAGGCAAGAACAACAACGTCGGACTTGACAAGGTGGCGCGGTCTTGCTACGGCAAGGCGGCTGTTTTGAAAAAAAGATACATAGCATTTTCGAAAAAGAACAACATCCCGGTTGTTCCAGAGCGCCTTTCGATAATGCAAGGCGAGGCGCTTTACACACGGACAGCACGGGGCAAGCGCGATATCAAGGATGTCAGCGCGAACCCCGATGTCAAATAAAAATATGACTGGAATGTCGTTAAACTATCAAGGCAAGGGACGCGACCCCGTAAAAAAGCGTAGCCGATGGAGGAATTTATGAAAAGAAGCGAAATTGAAGCCATCCTGAACAACGCCGATCTTGATGCGGCGGCACGAATCGACCAGATCATGGCGGTGCATGGTCGGGATACGACCGCATGGCAGCAGGAACGCGCCACATTGACGCAAGAGCGTGACGACGCCCGTGCATCAGGTACCGCGCACGCCGACTATGATGCCGTAGCGGCTGAGCGTGACGAGTTACGCGCGTACAAGGCGGACAGAGAGTTGGGCGACAGATTCGCGGCAGTCGTTGGCGGCGCCAAATTTGCGAATGAATACACCGAAAAAGGTGTGCGGCGCGATTTCGCGGCGGCACTTAGCGACGACGGAAACAAGGACAAGACCGATGCGGACATTTATGCCGGTATTGTCAAGGGGCACGAGTCGGAGTACTTTGTCGGCAAGCCGAGGATCATCATGCCGGCGCCGCAGGGGGGAAGACATCCCAGGAATGAACTCGAGGCATACATCGATCAGGAGTACAAGGACGATCCCTTTTATAAGCCGAGAGGCTAAAAATCAGAAAGGAAAAACACAATGTCGTTCAAATACGTAAACATGAATATCGACGAGGTCTATGCGCGGATTTTTGAGCGTAACTTCTACCGGGACACCGTTCTTATGCCGGGTGTGACTTACACCGACAAGTATCAGGACGGACCCGCCGGGGCGATCTACGTCCACAAATTTGCGGACGGTGCGCCAACTGTACCGGGAGCTCCCGGTCGTGACTTCACTCACACGGTCGCAAGCGACTCGCTCATCCAGATCTTGCTCAATAACAACTACCAGGAATCGGACAAGCTGTATCAGGTTCAGCTTAACGCGATTTCCGCACCCGCCGAAGCAGCGCTATTGACTCGCGTGACGCAGAAGGTGCGCCAGGGTCGCGACCTTTCTGCGCTCGGATGCCTCATTACCGAAGGCACGAGGTCTGCCAACTCCGGCGTGATCGGATCCGCTTCCGGGAACGTTTCGGCGCTTGACGCGCTCGCCAAGGAGCGCACTGCCGCATCCGAGGCGGCAGCTTCTTCTGCTCGCGTCGTTCTTGCCGCACCTCGCTTTGTCGAGCAGTTCGTTCGCGAGGCGTTTGGGAAGTTCACGCCTTCCTATAACGACACGCTGATCCGTAGCAACGCGCGAGTCATTGACTACCTCGACTTCCACATCATCGAATGCAATATGCTGTCCATCGCGTCCGCGTCCAAGTACTATGACAGCACCGGCACGCTGAAGACCGTCGCCCAGACTGATCTCGCCGACGTCGATTTCATCATGTACAATCCGGAAGCCTTCTCGGTCATTGACAACCTCAACGTGATGCGCGTCATTGATGGCGGGAAGGACTTCCTCGGCGTGTTGGCACAGGAGGAGGTCAACACCGGATTCAAAGTTACCAATTCCGCGCTCGTGCGCGTACGCAGAACGACAGCCGCAGGCTAAGGAGGCAAGCATGGCAGACGTATACCGCCCGTACAGCGACGGGCAAATGGACTATGACGCGACGCGCCACAGGTACCGGCTCACGCCTGAGTACGTGCTGAACGAGTTGGGCATAGATCTGGACTCCCAACTTGCGAGCGGGAACGCTGCCGACCGCGGGCGCAACCCCGGGATATTCCTGCGCCGCGTATCTGACCAGATATACGGCGCGGTGTACAGCACCACGCCGTACCGATTTGGCAAGGAGCGCGAGTTGGCACTTTCGCGGAACTTCCGCGACACCTTGCGCGACGCCATGTCGGAACAGGTTGTTTACATACTGCAGAACGGGGATCCGTCTGCGTATGCCGGGGTTGACGCTGTGGCGTATCAATCGGTAGAGCGGGAAAGGCTTGACCAAGCGCGCATAGCGCCGATGGCGCTTGATTTGCTCGTGTACTACGGAATCATCAGCCTCGGGTACCGATCCGGGCGAGACATTACGCCGGACTACGACCGGGAGGGATACTGATGTACGAGTTTTTGCGGGCAAAAAGCCGGGAACCGTTTACCGCTTTATATTTCAAAAGCGAGCCAACGCTTCCGATGAATGAACCGGGCGAGCGGTTTGCATACCGCGAGGCTCCGCGCTTTGACAGCGTGGACAATGTGATCCCAAACGTAAAGGAGCGGAACGCGCAGAAAAGCATAGAAACGACATCGCCGATACGGTTCCTCCCGGATGGGTATGTCGTGATTGATGATACGCTGTGGAGAATCAACACCGTCACGGCTACGCCGCGCACAGGCATGGCGGCGGCTATAAACCGCCGTCCTCCTGTGACGCAGACGCTGCAGATCCAGCAAGTATACAATCCGACGGGGGCGAGAGTATGAGGCGGTCTGATTTCCTGCGGATAGCGAGGACGATGGCGGCGAACCTCAAGCAAGTCACGCCCAAGGACACCGGAAACCTTGCATATAATGCCACAAGGTATGAGCCACTGTCCGCCCAAGCGGTGCGGATATACGTAAACACGCGCGGAGATCACAAACCGGAAAGTCGGGACGGAATCGCTCCCTACTTCGTTTATGTCAACTATATGAAAAGCAGAAAACGAACGGACAGGAACGGAAACGTGGTAATAAAGCCAAACCGCAATTACCACTACTGGGACGACGCGATTGACGCGCAAGTAAAAGAGATCGCCCGCATCGTCGGCGGGGATGTAAAGAAGGAGGGTGCGCCCGATGCTTGATTTCGATAAGCTCAGAGAGCTATACGAGGTGGAGACTGGGTACACCCTTTTCCACGACTACGGAGAGCTGCAGGATGCCCAAAGATCACACCGCGAAAAGAATACGTTGGTGTATCCGGTTTTCGGCTTGTTCGCCACAACGCCCGCTCAGCTGACTCCGGTCAAAGGTGCTTTTGTTGGTACGGTAACCGCCAATATTACGGTGCTATGCCGCCCGGATAAGATTGACGAGGTGCGCCAACATCTCAACGATACTGCTGTACGCCTTAACGGCACGACCGGAGAGATAGACGGGTACACGTACACGTACAACACAGAGACTTGCTATGTTGGCGAAGAGATCCGCGACAATATGATGGACTACACTGTCCCGGTTTACCAGTCCATAACGTACAGCATCGTTGAAGGCGGCGTGTCTTCCTACGCTGTCAAGGTGACCATTGACGGGTTCCCCGTTCCGTCTCTGTCTGTCACGCAGACACGGACTAAAACGTCCAACACATACGCCGGTGATGATATGGTCGGTCGCGTGGGCGTTCAGCTTGAAGCGTATGGAGTCGATATAACCGTTCCGTGGCTCACCGACGGGATTGTCGGTGTACTACGGAGAGAATGCGCAGAGGCGTCACGTGGAATCGCTCACGCCGTCGAAATCGACAACAACGGGGAAATAACGGCGTACCTCATGATTTGCGGAAACATCGTGACTACCGCACAGCCTCCGCTCAACGTAGGGCTTACGATATCCATGGTTGAGGCGGTGCCGGAGGCGTCCCGAATACCGTCATGGTGGGTGCCGTTCACGACGGAAAAGCGCGTCGTATCGGTGAACGCGGACGGGACACCGCGAACGGTGCTTTGGGGCGACGGAACCGGGTGCCATGTGGATGGGCTCTCGTGGCATCGGTATGCCGAAGAAGGCACGCACACCGGCTATATCATCGCGCACATGGCAAGCCCGGATTATTTGCCGATGGCGGAAGGCGTGGATCTGACGGGGCGCAGACTGCGCATAGCCAAGGACAGCCCGACCAGCATTCTCACGGACGCTGACATGGTCAAGACCACGAACGGCGGCACAGAGATACAGGGCGGCAGGCTGTACATGGTTGACGGAACCGATATGATCCCGATTGACAGGGACATCGGATATTATGGCATAACGAATGGCACCAAGATAGAGGGCATCCTTTCCGGCAAGGTGACGCAGGCGGGAACGATATTGGAGTACGATAGAAATGGCTGATATTAAATACAGCGTAACAATCCGCGACGAGACGGGAAGCGGAACCGAGACGGTAGCCGGAGCGTCTGAACAGACCGCCGCCAGACCGGGAACTCCGCTAAGCCAAGGCAGTGCGGAGCGGAGCGCGTCAACCGGAAAGCTGGCGACTGCATTGGTCGCGGTCAAGGCGGTTGAGCCTTATGTCAATCAAGCGGTTGCATTCACTATTTCCCGCATTGAGTTTTCGACTGGCTCCACGGAGCTGCAGCAACGCGCGCAGATATTCAGCGGTGCGGCATCGTCCGCCTACTCAATAGGCATGGCGGCTATTGTCGGCGGCTTGCCGGCGGCGGCAGTCGTTGCGGGCGCTCAAATCCTGCAGACCGCCATTTCTGCGATGCAAAACGCGGTGGCGATACAGGATCGGAAGGCGCTTGAAGCCGAAACGCTTGCAAACAAGAAGAGCCGGATCGGCGCAATATCAAACAGAAGCAGGGGGGCAAGGCAGTGAACAAGGTGCGCGTATCAATAGGCGGGCAGGATTTCACCAAGTTTGCAACCTTGCCTTTAACTCTTCAAAATACGCTCAACGACACGCTGGACAGCGCTCAGGTGTCTTTGCACAATATGAAGAGGTCGGATTCGTTTGAGCCAATGACGGACGCAGTGCTTACCGTCAACGGCGTGGATACGGCGTATAAGGTAGCAGGCGACGAGGTTCTTGAGGTGTTCGGCGCTGGTCGGTTCTCGCATACGGTGACGTTGATCGAATACACCAAAGAGTCAGAGCGCTTGATCATGGAGGCGAAAGCCTTTACACGCCCGAAAATTCCGGACTATTCAGACGGTCAGACCGATGTGACGGTGTACCTGTGGGACGAGGGAACGGCTCCGGCTGATGGAGCGGATGGCGTGTTGGTAGGTTCGGACACATCGTCGGCGTTTGCGTCCCCAATCCTTAAAGGCGGAGGAAGTATTGCCATTCCGGCAATTTCGAGCATCCTGCAGAACACGCTGGAGACATACGGCGCCATTTCAACCGGTTACAAGCTAACCGTATACAGGAGTGATAGCCCGCAGAATGTCGGCAGTATGGAGCAAGTCGGCGAGATGGTTTACTCCGCCGAAGGCGCTCCGGCGGTCGCGCAGGCGTCCGTTGACCTTTCTGCGGTTGGATTCTACTATTTCCGCTATGAGTTCGCAGGAGGGAAAGAAGCCGCTGGCGGCGTTGAATATAGGTACTACAGCGCCATGTGGCAGGTGTCCGTGGTTTCCAATCCGGTGGCGCGCGATCCGTACACCGTTCGCAAGGTGGTGGACACGTTGCTGACCGTGTGCGAACCGCTTCGCGTCGGAGATGATCCACGGTACCGGCTGGAGGTTAAGGCTGGGCAGATGGCTGTATTCTCGCAGGACGCGCCGGAGTTTCACTTTTCAAATTCCCGCACACTGTGGGAAAATTTGAGGGAAGTCGGGAAGTACATCCACGCCATACCGCGACTTGTTCCGCGCGTCGGATATACGGCGGTACAGTTTGACGAGCTGGGCGGGAATCAGAACGCGGACACAAGCAAGGGGCGGCGCGTATCCGGATCGGAGTCGTGGGACATTTCCGCGTATGCCGCCGGGTTGGAGACAATGGCGGCAAACCTTATAACGGCGGAGAATGACGCGCAGAGCACCATATGCGAGCCGTTCGGCAAGGGGTGGAAATCGCTCCGCACCGCGTCCGAGACTGCTCGGATTCAGGAGGGAACCGCGCACATCGAAACGGCGTACCCAATCGAGAGCGTGTCCCGTGTGCTTGTCTACTTCCAGTACGACGGCAAGGTGTATCAGGGGGACATCACGCCATACGTTTTTGAAAAAGCAGACTATGACCTCTTGTCAAGCTATACGGGGCAGTACCCAAATTCAAAGTGCTTTGCGCTGTACTACGCCAGGGGCAGTCAGAATATAAGCGGGCTATGGTACAAGCCAAACGACGAGGTAGCGTCAAGCCTGAACGCGTTCCAAAACTACGCAATCGCCAACATATGCACAGCGGCTACCGGGTGCTCGCTGAATATATTCAAACAACTGACATATCCGGACATATGCGTCCGGGTGGAATACATTCCGACCGTCACGGCGCGGATCCACGCCTACAAGCCGGACGCCAAGAGCGGCGGCGGCTTCCTGTCAGACGGACAAGCGGCGAACAGACTCAGCGCCAAGGCACTGGGGGAGCACCTTCGGGGACAGCTTGCCATGTTGCCGAGCGCGTCTAAAAGCTGCGCGTGGCTGTTCAAGGATGCAGGAAGCATTCCGGAGCCCGGCAAGCTGATTGACGGTCAGTACATATCCGTGATCACGGCTCGCATATACCCGGCTTATTGCGAAGCTCAAATTGACACAGTGAAGGGATACAACGAGCTGGGATCCTATGTGGAGCTTCCGACGGCTTTCCGCCAGTATGAAATACCGGACAGCCTTGAGCGGTTCACGGTTCTTGACGAGTTTGTATACATTTCAGAAACTGCCGAAGCTGACGATTCTGACACTATATGCTCCGAACAACTGAAGGCGGCAGTGGCAAACGCTTTGGACGATGTAAGCGGAACGATAGCGCGGCGCGTGTCGCTTGCTTCGGTCACGACAACAGACGATTCCGGCGTAACAATCGCGGCGGATGTGCTCTGTCCCGTCATGTCGCTGTCAGTCGGCAACGCGGTGTGCTTCTCTTTCCGAACGCAAGACAACTACAGCGCCGGGAACCAGTCGGCAAAGGGCGGAAAGCAATACCGCATGACGCAGGCGGTGCCGTACGGAGACAAGTACTACGGCACCGCAGAACGGCTCAAATTCGCCTTGTACGCGTCGGCAATGTCAACCGGGGTGATTGCTGGGGCGCACGCATTCCCAGCCACAGACGGCGCGTCTATCGCGCTCGGCGAAGCAATGGCGAGCACAGGCGCGAAGCCGCTCAAATGGTATAAGGATTCCGCCGAGGTCGGCAATGTGTCGTACCAGCTTCACGCCATGACAAGGGACGGATTCATTATCGGCGACATGATGATGGCGCACTGCTCTGCGGTTCGCGCCGTCGATGAAACCGAGTCGCCTGTGCTATACTACTATGGCGAGGAACTAAACCCGCTGACCGGGACGAACGGAACCGAGACAGTACTTGGCGCGGCTGACAGCGTGGGAGCCGTTTCGGATGCGGACGGATGGCGCATCTCGTGCGTGACCGTGGAACCGCCGGAAGGATTCAAATCGTGGGCAATCAAACGCGGCGGCGACTTCCTGATCGGCAAGAATTCCGGTATTGTGCCCAAAAATATTTACTTAAACTTCAAGAGGAGGATCTCCAAATGATAATCTACGCAAATGCGGACGGAGCGGTGCAGTCCTCGCCGTCTTTCCTCCCGTGCGGATCTGGAGGAATTCCGGTGCAAATCGTTGCGCCGTATTATGCCGGATGGACATGCTCGGTCGCGGTCACTCCTCCGTCCATGCTGATCATTGATCCTGTCATTCTTACGCCATCGTTTGGCGGGGATCTCGGAGTATGGACGGGCAGGATGCCTCCCGGCACAGCGTCAAAACCGGGCGGCGGAACGTATCAACTGCAGTTCGTCAGCGCAGACGGTCAGACGGTTGCAACGCTGTCCGGCACCTACTATGTGCAGCGCGGCGTGGTAGATGCGTACCCGGAGGACATGAGCGACCTGTCCTCGTACAGTCTGAAAACGCTGGCTGTTCTTCTGTCGCAGTTTGCGAACAAATACAACGAGTTTGCAACAAGGCTGGAAGATCTGGAAAACGGCTCCGGCTCTGTCCCGGACAACGTGGTGACTACTGACACATTGAAGGACGATTTACAAGGAATTGAGGGGTACGAGATGAAATTGATCAAGAATGTGCTGTCATGGGGGATTTCCGGAAAAGTGCTGGCATCCGTGGTGCTGGCTGGCTTGTCAACTCTGACGTCGTGTTTTTGGACGCAGACAAACCGGGACAATCTGGCGACAATGTTGGAGAGCGTTCCCATTGTTGCGGAAACGGAAACCGAGGCGGAAGCCATCAACACGGTTCGCGAATCGCTTACGACTGCATTGCGGACTACGGCGCCGGATGAGCCGGAATATGTGTACATCACGTTTGCGCTCGATGGCGTGACCGCCTCCATCGGAGGTCAGACCTACGAGAACGGCATTGCTCCCGTTGAGCTTGGGAAAAGCGTTTCGATAACGTTTACGCCCAAAGCTGACAATATTTCTGCAAGACCAGCCGACGGAGCCACGATTACAGCGCCGGCGGGCTATACCGGCGAGAACGGAGTAGCTGATGGCGTGTATGTAATCAAATTCGCCCCGACAGCCGACGCATCGGTATCGTGCGTGGGGGCTGTGATTAAGTCGCCCGAAGTTCTGGCGGGGATAGAAGTCAACCACTGCACGCTCCCCGCCAACGGAGCGACTGGCGTCTATGATGTGTACCTCGGCTCCGGCTCGCCTATCGCCACTTACGGCGACATGCAGGGCTATATGAGCGTGCGGGCTATCTACAAGCGGGACGGAGTGCAGACGCGCACCGAGGAGCTGACCGACTACACAATCGCTAACGCCGAGGACTATATCAGCGTGTCCGGGCTGTATGCCATCGTCACGGTCAGATACGGCAAGTTTTCCGCGACGATCTTACTCAACGAAGTTTCCAAATACACCATGTCCGGCGCTGTATTCTACCTCGACGGAGAAGTGCTGGAAGGTAGCACCGTTTCGCTTCCGGTTGGAAAGACATTCAAAAGCCTTATATCTTCCGGTCGGCTGAAGGTGAAAACCATTTCTGATATGTTCGGCACGCGCTGGGCAAAGCGGGAATGGTCAGACATCTTTAAGTCAGAGGTAAACATTGCGGGAAAATATTCGGAAGTTGAAGCCGTCCAAAGCTATGATGGATATACGCCGTCCTGCCGGTTCTCTTTCGGAAATACTCTGACCACTGTCAATACTGCAAGCGCCACGTTTACGCTGAAACCAGTTGCGCCGGGTTCGACGGTTACGGTCACGCAAAGCGGTGACGGATTCAGAATCGAAGAGCTGAGCGGCGCGACTTCCGGAACCGTTGAAATATCGAACGGACTGCTGGAACTCGTCATAAAGGTGGCAAGCGGATACACCTCGTCCGGCGTGTTTACCGTGACCAAAAACGGAGAGACGCTGACGGCTGGAACCGGATATCTCGTCACCGGCAACGATACAGACGGGTACGCGCTTTCCGTGTCCGGATGTGCTGACGGCGACAATGTGACGGTTCATCTTTCGACCACTACGGCACAGGCTGACAATATCCGCTTTGAAAACGGAGTGCTGACCATCTTGGCGCTCGCCAACACACCGACGCAAACGGAAGACGGAATCCTGCATATTGTATAAGGGGGTGCAAAAATGAGTAAAAACATAAAGATTAACGGGACAACATACAACGGCGTCCCATCCGTGGCTATTCCGCTCGCCGATAATTCCGGAGAGGCGCTTTTCCGGGACGCATCCGAGGTAATTGACACGCCGACAGCCACCAAATCAGTCACAGCAAACGGCGAGTATGACGTTACGAATTTTGCAAAGGTGGCGGTGGCAGTGTCCGGCGAAGCTCCAACCTTGCAGTCAAAGAGTGTGACGCCTGGAACCTCGGCGCAGACGGTCACGCCGGACAGCGGCTACGACGGGCTTTCGCAAGTGACGGTTGGAGCGGTGCAGGTGCAGGAAAAGACCGTAACACCGGGAACCTCGGCGCAGACGGTCACGCCGGACGCGGGGAAGTATCTGTCCAAGGTGACGGTGGGGGCGGTAGCCGGTGCGCCGGTGCTGTCTGCGCTGGGTGTATCGCCGACGGCTGTCACAGTGCCGGCGGGGACGGCGGCGGATGGTATCAAGAGTTATCTGACCGCCATGAGCGGCACCTACACGCTGACCGGGTACACGGGGACGCTGACCAAAGACCTGACGTCTGCTATCAGCTCCGCGACGGTAAGCGGGACACTGCCGAGCGCCGGAAATACGTCGGCTATGACTATAAGCTACGACGGAAAGTCTGCAATCGTCTCGGTCACTGTGGAGGCGGCAGCTCCCACGCTGACCGGGTTGAGCGCTACCTATACCGGCGGAACGGTCGCGGCTGGCACGACGCTTTCCCAGCTGACCGAGGTAGTCAAGGCGACATACTCCGACGGCACCACGTCGGCGGCACTGACCAAGGGGACGGACTACACGCTGTCCGGGGAGCTGACAGCGGGACAGGCGAACACAGTCACGGTCACGGGCGCGGGGACGTATGCAGGATTCACAACGAGCTTTTCGGTGACGGTGGCGGGCGCCGCCGCGGTAACAAGCTCCGCCGGAACAGGGTCGAACAGCACGGGTAATTGGCAAAGAACGCTGACCGTTTCGCAGGAAACCGCGCTGACGGGCGACATAAACAAGATAACCATTGTCATGAATGACGCCTTGATAAGTCAAGCAAATGTTAACAACTTGTACAACTGCAATCTTACCAAAAACGCATCTGGCAACTGGGAAGGATCGGTTCGTGTGGTCAACAATCGAAACAGCGAATCGGGTTGGCGGAATTTTACGGATAATAATTACGCGACTGTTATAATTTCCGGCGGGAAGGTGACGAAAGTGGAGATTCCAACCACCTACATGAGCGAGTCTCTTCCGAATTTCAATGCACGCTTTATGTTTGATAAAGACGGCATCTCTCCGTCCTACTATGTGACGGTTGAAAGCGTATGACGGCATTTGTTACATATGCGGCGGGAACACATTCCGCCGCGATAGGCTACAGTGCGGGCAGGCAGACGGTTTCCCCGCGCTACGTGCCCGACACGGACGGCGGAGCTGTCACGGTCACGGTCAACGGCGAATCTGTCGGCACAAATCCGCAGACGCTGACAATCAAGGCAGGGGACACGGTAAGCGCATCCGGCGGCGCTTGCGTGTTTCAAGTCAAAATCGACTGGGACTATTCGCAGGACAAGCCGCTGTCTATCTACCATTGGGTGGATATGTCCGACTCTCTTGGCGATGTTGACCTGCATGGCGCGTCCTCTACTTCTTCCGGAATAAAAGGCGACTACAAGTACAGTAAGGTTATTGAGGACAGAACAGGGTTGCAAGTCACATATCTTTCAAAAGGCGGGTGCGGATTCTACAAAGGAGGCGGCACGGTTTACGCTTCCGGCAACATCGTTGCCAATCGTGCGGCAAACGTACCGCACGATGCGGACATAGTAACGCTGTGGGGCTCGTATAATGACCAGATAATCGGCGCCTATATCGCAAGCAACACGGAGTGTGACACGACGGACGCATGGCACGGGCAACCGACTTTCGGGCGCATTCCGATTTGTCTGGACGCAGACGGAAACCCCGTATGGAAGGCGGGTGTTTCCGACAAATACCTATACGGCGGCAAGAAGCTCACCGCGAGCGTGCTGAAAGATTGCCCGCTGACCGAAACCCTGACCGGCATTGACGGAACGCCGAAAAAGCAGACATACGCGGCATACATCAATGAGGCGGTGCACATTATTCGCAAACGCGCACCGTTTGCAAAAATACGCTTTGTGTCCGGAGGCTGGTGCCGGAACAACGGAGAAGGCAATTTCATGTGGAAAAACGTGCAGTACCTGCTTTGGGAAATGGCGAACCGCGCGAACCACGAGTGGCTGAACCTGCTGTGGTGCACCTATCCGGGGAAAGGATATCCCGCCGGATATGTGGATACCATCGCCGACTATCGAGTCGGCACGGACAACAGCGGCAACAGTGCGGATTATCGGCAGGCGGTACTGTCACAGGGAAACCCGTACCTGAACTTTATTTCCGGCTGGGGGCTGTCCTACGGGCAGGCGAACTCCGACCACTCCATTGCGTCAGACCCGACCGCATCCGACCTGTTCACCATCGCTTACGGTTGGTGGGCAAGCCCCGGACACCCGAACGACGATTTTCACGAGCAATTCCACGCGCCTGTCGTGTGTGAATATCTATGCCGGCAGCTCGGCGTGGACACTTCCTGCCTGCCGGAACGTATAAGAGCAACACGGGCAGAAGTGACCTATAAAAGCGGCTACACGGAATACACTAAGCTGGCAGCCATGCCGACGCAGGTGTCCTCTGTTTCCCTTCCCTCGCCCTCTCTGACCGTCCGCCTCGGCGAAACGGCAAGCCTTGCGGCAACGGTGTCTCCGGCAAGCGCGGCAGAATCCCGCGTGCTGTTCGTGTCGTCCAATGAAGCAGTAGCAACTGTGGACGCAGAAGGAATCGTGACGGCAGTCAGTGAAGGCACGGCAACGGTTGAGGCGGTGACCGTGGATGGCGGAAAGCGAGCGGCGGCAACCGTTACGGTTACTGCTTCCGCAACGCGGAAGCATTGGAAAACCTATTCTGCCGAATCCGCAGGCGTAACGGTGACAGACGAGGCAGGCGCCACGGCGCAGGTGCTGTCCGTTGCGGGCGGAACGCTCGCCTTTGTAGGGGCTTCGGTGACGGTTTCCGTAAACGGCAAATCCGTCGGCACAAATCCGCAGACGCTGACAGTCAAGGCAGGGGACACGGTAAGCGCATCCGGCGGCGCGTGCGTGTTTCGCGTCAGGACTCGGCACGAGTTTGCCAAAGACGGTTCTGACACGTTCTATGGGCTTAACTGGGTTTGCGTTGGCGATTCGCTCCTGTCTATACAGCAAAACGGAGCAGACGGGTTCAACAACTATTCGCAGGCGGTCAAGGCGTGGGAAATGCTATCCGGTCAGTACGCAGACGGACGGGCGGAATATGACTCGTCAAATGTCACGAATAACATGAAGCGTCCAGCTCTCATGAGCGGGATAAACTGCTACGGCGGCAAGAATCTGGCGGGAACGCTGTTCGCGCAAGGCGGAACCGGGATGTACAGGAACTCCCCGTATTACTTGCGCCTTGAGGATTGCCCGCACGATGCGGACATTATAACGATTTACGGGTCGATCAACGACTGGAATTATCGGGTGGCGGGAGCTTCCGGCGATGAAGCCTATGGATCAACGCGCGGCAAATTCTTCACGGAATCCAGTATGGCTAAATTCACCGACCGGCTGACTTACGCGCAGAATGTTATGGAAAAAGACGGATATGACGCCACCGATATATCCACGTATGCGCGTTATGTCTCAAAGGCGATCGAGACAGCACACAGGCAGGCTCCGCTCGCCAAGGTCGTAGTGCTATCGCCGATCTTCTATAATGTGCAGAACTCGGCGACAAGCAGCCGTCTGTATTCTGACCCGCCGAACTCCCGCTATATCGTCGTACAGGACTACCATCGCAAGTATGGCGCCGACTGGCTGAGCTGGGCAACATGGGGACTCCAAAGTTCCGCCACTTACAATGCCGCCCTTAACCGATGGACGATCACAACCGCGTCAAATTCCTGGTTGGATGACAGCAGCATCCTTGTGGACGGCGAGACGATCCCGGCACACAAGATGATGAGCGACACGGCGTTCGCCGAGAAATACGTTTACGATTACAGCGCCTCAGCCGTATCCTACGGACACATGAATTCGCTGTATAACGAGATATACCTTGCTCCAAAGTTCGCGAATCTGATCTGCGATACCCTGGGGCTTTCCGGGTACTATCTGCCGCAGGGACTCAAATGCAACAATTTGACATACATCAAACCGGCAGAACCAGATCCGGAGCCGACAGTATACAGAATATCCGTCACGGCGACGGGTTGCACTGTGTCGGGGGCGTCCACCATCACGGAAGGCGGAACGGCGACGCTGACGGCAACCGCGGACAGCGGGTACAGTCTGCCGGATGCGGTGACGGTCACAGGGGCATCCTACTCATGGAACAGCGCGACCGGGGTGCTCACGCTGTCAGACCCGACCGGGGCTGTGTCCGTAACGGTGACGGCAGTTAAGGAGGCAGAGCCGGAGTTGATTCCGCTGTTTGATCGAAACGGGAACAGGATACAGATCCGCGATAGACTGTGGGTTAAATCTTCCGGCGGAATGATTCACCCGGATCACATATGTGATAAAGTCGGAAACAAAATACAACTTTAGAGAAAATTCAGAGCAAGGAGAATGAAATTTTGAAGCTTGAAATAATGAAAGCCCCCAAAAAGGAAGCTTTGTTTACAGCGATGAACCAGCCCGGTATTTTCGCCGAGGCTGACGTTCGGGGAAACCTTAATATCGCGGGAGTCCGGTACCGCGTGTCAACGGGTGGAATCAATCCAACGATACCGGTTGACGGATCGGTTCCGATCGTCTTTGAGGAAGATGGCGGAGAGGTGTATCCGGTCAGGCTTGCCAAGATCAGATCTGGACGAATTGTCCCAGATGTGACGGACGCCGATGTCGTTGAGATCCTCGCGCGGGTCATGCGAATCGAGGAAAGCATCGAGGAACTTCGCCAAAAGATTGAAAGCACGGACGCCAAAGTTGACAACGACCTTCTTGGCAGTATTTTTTGAAAGGGGTATAAAAACCATGAAAAAAAGCAAACTGTTCGCATTCCTTACAGCAATCCTTCTGTTGTTCTCCGCCTGCATCGTCTCGGCGCAGGCGGCAGAGTCGGAATCCGGCGCGGAAACTCCTGCGGAATCAATCTCGGAAACGGCATCCGGCGCCGAAACCGGCACGGATACCGAAACCGATACGTCGGCAAAGACGCTGACGGCGGAAGAGATTGAAAGCATCCTCGCGGATGCCTCACCGGAGCAGGTGAAGTACATCAAAGCCAAAATCGAGTCGGTTCTGTCAGGGCTGGAGGGATACAACGTGACCGGATGGGATAAGGTAGCGGCATGGGTGACGCGCAATATCTACGCGGTATCATGGGCTATCTTCGGTATTGGCGTTGTCTTCGCCGCGTTTGTATACATTCGCAAGAATCGCGGTCTGATGCGTCAGCTTGCCACGCTAAACAACAACAGCGTGGAAATTGCAAAAGCAAGCCACGAGGACAGCGGCAGAGCGTTGGATGCGGTCAAACAATACGCGGCAGAAACGGCGGAAATGCGTGAAGCGGTGGCGGAAATGACCGAAGAAGTCGCCGAAATGCTTGCGGCGCATGAATCAACAAGCGCGGAGAGGGATGCGGCGGTGGCAGAGATTGACGCGCAGAGAAAGGCAGAAACGGACGCCATCCTCTTGCTTGCCGACACACTGGAGGCAATGATGCAGTGCTCCCGCATCAACGATGCCAGAAAGGACGAGATCGCCGCCAAATACGCCGCCGCGAAGCGGCTGATTGGAGGTGCCACGGATGAAAAAACCGGTAACGGTTAAAAGGATGTGCTACGTCCTTTCATACGTCGTCGGGATCGGTGTCCCGGTGTGGGCGGTTATGGAAAAGTTCCCGATTTGGGCGAAGGAGTACAGCCCGGCTAAATCGGCGGGGATCGGTCTGCTTCTTATCGCTTGCATAGTGGTTGCAGTCGGCAGAAAGGTCATAGTGCCGGCGATCGCAAAGTGGCTCGGGTGGCTTGTAGGCTGGGTCGCGCTTGCGCTTGGAGCCGGACTGCTTGCCGGAATCTCGGTATGGCTTTACAATTCATTGCAAATTCTGCATGACCTCGGAACCGTTTGCATCGCCTGTTGCGTCGGCTTTTCCATTGCCGCCGCAATAGCGGCGGTGGGGAAAATAATAGGGGAATCGGAAGCCCCGAGAAAGGAAGATCACAATGGAGTTGGAACGGATTGAAGAGGAAAGCGGATTTGAAAAAAAGGCAATCGCCTATAATGCCAAAAGTAAAGCCGCAGCTCATATTTTTGGAAACAACTTGTCACTGATCATCTGCTTTCTTCTTCCGGCGCTCTTTGTCTTCACGATCTGGACAAGACCGACGATCAATGCCGGCTTTGCAGTCATGGGAGACTTTGCCATGACTATCGTGATTTTCCTCGCCGGTCAGCGCGCGGCGCTCAACGTGGGGATAGAAGGCGGGAAGCTGGACGACGAGTATCTTTCAGCTCGCGCCAAATATCGAGAGGAGAGGGACAAGGTGATAGCCTGTGGAATAAGTCGACTCCCGGATTTTTGCGAAAAAGAAATATCCGAAGAGCTGGACAATGCCATCCGCGTCCGTTGCCGACGGCTTAAAATCAGCCGTGCCGAAATGGAGGAAATGCTTGCCATGAAGCCGGGCGAGCTTGCCGCAAAAAGGGGGAAGGCGTTCGCCGCCAAATTTGAACCGCTCCGCCGCATAGAGCCGATTGAGCTCACGGACGACATGCTCCTTTCGGAAGGGCGAGAGTCCTCCAAGCGCGGGGGGCTTGGAAAAGGAGCGGAAGAACATCTGGAAGAGCGCTGGCGTGGAAAGCGCGGAGCAGCGCATATCGCAATCAGCATATTGACTGTGGTCTTTTCTGTCGCCGTTGGATTCGCAATGGCTGACGGCGTGTCGCTCGCGCTTATTGTTTACACGATTTACAAGATGCTCATGCTTCTCGCGCGAATGGCGAACAGCTACCGAGCGGGAGCGAAGGCGTATAATACCTACGAAGCCCAATTTCTAACAAACAAGACGAAATACTTGGTCAAATATCAAGAGTTTGTAAAGGAGGCGGAAAATCACGAAGGTAAAGAGGTGCACACGGAACCAGCTGGACGAATTCTGTGCGAATGCAGGGTTGACCGATCGGCAGAAATACATTGTCAAAAGGAAGCTGTTTGACGGAGACAACCCGCTTGTGGTGAAAATATGCATGGAACTATGCATAAGTAAATCAACATATCATCGCGATGTCAACGAGATCCGGAAATTGCTACATCAATACCTAAACGAAAAAGAAACTTTGGCGGAACTTTATCGAAAATTAAAATGAACTTATATGGACTAAAGGCGGGACGCTGCCCCGCCTTTTTGGCGTTATAATAAAAATACATTAGGAGGTGATCGGAATGGCATATGGATATCAGCCCGGCAATTATGGCTTTATGCCCGGACAAATGGGGCAGTCCCAATCTTTTGGAGCTTATGGCATACCGCAGGCGCAGCAACCGACTTCCAACAAGTTGTTTGTCGTTTCCGCGGAAGATGCCTTGTCAAGATTTGCGGCGCCAAATAGCATCATGATTTATCTGCTTCAGGACGAATCAACCCTATTTGAAGTATACACAGACGGTCAGGGGAAAAAGTCAATCAGAGCGCGGACGCTTACGGATGCGGCGCAGGAAGCTCCGGTTGAATATGCGACCAAAGCGGAACTGGAAGAGCTCAAAAAGGCAATAGATTCCATTAAGGGAGGAACAGCAACATGATCAATCCGGCGCAACTTATGCAGATGGTATCAGGGATGCTGCGAGGCGGAAATCCGCAGATGATTGCCCAGCAGATTCTTCGCCAAAATCCGCAGTTTGCTCAAGCGCTCCAGGGGCAGAACCCTCAAGCCATGGCGCAGAGCATGTTGAGGCAAGCCGGGCTTTCCCCACAGCAGATCCAGCAGATTGCGCAGGCAATCCAAGGCGGAGGATCTTCCATGCACAGCCCCGGAGCGTATGGGGCAAGGCAGTAATTTCATCCGGAGCGCGCCCGGTTTGAAATAAAAAACGAAAGGAGAAAAAAACAATGAGTGACTTTGCAGAAGGCTACGCGGTAGGTCAGTCCAACGGAGCCTATACCGATGGATTCGGCGGAGGCGGCGGCTGGGTTTGGATCATCGTCCTTTTCGCACTTTTCGGATTTGGCGGCTGGGGCAACAACCGAAATCAGGGCGCGGTGACCGAAGCGGGTTTGTGCAACGCAATGGGCTTCAATGATTTGGCAAATGCTGTCGGGCGGCTTTCCGACCAGAACCAAAATCAGACCATGACGCTCGGCAACGGGATTTGCAATCTCGGCTACGAGATGCAGGGAAGCATCGGGCAGCTCGGGAAGGATGTGGCTCTGTCTCAGGCGGAGCTCTCTCGGCAGATCTCCGACTGTTGCTGTGGCACACAGCGAGCGATTGACGCCGCAAAATACGATCAGTCGCTTGGATTCGCCGCGGTAAACGCCAATATCGATGCCAAGTTCGCCGCGCTTGAAAAGGCTGGTCTTGAGCGGCAGATCGCCGATCAGGCGGCGAAGATCAACCAGCTGGAGCTGGCTCAGCAGATGTACGGCGTGGTGCGGTATCCCAATGGCTACACCTACAATGCCGGTGCATCCCCGTTCTGCGGATACGGTCAGTGCTGCGGCTCCGCAATCCAGTAAATCAAATTTTGGGGACTAATTATCCCCCATAAAATGGGGGGCGGGAATACTCGCCCCTGATTTGAATAAGGAGGAAAGCCATGCTATTGATTGGAATCAAAAACACGAACGCGCAGACCCTTATATCCGGCGAGAACATCAACCTCGGGGCTGTATACCGCCGGTACTGCCGGCGCAACTCATGCGGAACTCCGTCGTTCTCCGCATCCGGCACCGATCTGACAATCAACGCCGCCGGGATCTACCACGTCACGGCGACGATGGTATGCACCGCAACGGTTGCCGGAATTGTATCGGCAGAGCTTTTCGCCAACGGGGTGGCGATCCCGGGCGCGATATCATCCGAGACGATAACGACAGCCGGTACAGAACAGCGGACGCTTGTGATCGACCAGTACGTATTGGTTGACAGGGCTTGCACGCTCGGAACAAACGCAATCCGACCGGTGTCCTTGTCGATCGTAAACGCGGGAGTCGGCGCAACGTACTCTGCGATTACGCTCAACGCAGAAAAAGTGGCATAAAGGGGGCGAGCGAGGTGAACGAAGTCGCAAGAAGGATCCTCATGGAAAGGCATCGCCGCCGAAAAGAACACGAAGCCACAGAGCCGGAAGAGCGGCGCGTCACAGTGCACGCCGCGATTTCCGACGATAACGAGCCGATTCGTCAAAGCGAAGATCTGGAAAATGAAGATCTGACGGAAGACGAGATGCGAGAATGGGCGCGCAATTTGCGAAACGCTGACGGTTCGCACGGCGCGCGCTTTTCGCGGCGCGAGATTGAGCGTGCCGCCGATGATCTCGGCATCAAAAATACCGGATACTCCCTCGATGACTTGTGGATGGCGGCAAATATGTCGTATTCTGACTACTGCGGCGCCTTGCTTGAGGTTTGTCCCGGAAATCGAAGCGAGGAGACCGCGCTCTACACTAAAATCGGAGCCGCTTTCCTGGACGACTCCGATGCCTCGGTGCGCGGCTCGGAAAAATTGATGCTATACTATCGGTGTATAGTCGATGAATAAGAAAGCGGAGGCAACGCCTCCGCTCTCTTCACTTGTTCTTTATTTGTTTTTTTTATTTTATTGGTTTTCCCATTTTTTGAATTCTATGATTATTTTTGTCACGTTTTCAAAGTCGATGTATCCGTTTTCGTCCGGTTCACCTTTTACTACTGCGTAGTATTTGATTTTTCTCTTTTCCTCTTTAGTTAGGTATTTTTCCCATTCCCATTTTGCTTCTTGGATTGCTTCTTCTTTTGTTTTGAACATTGTTTGGAATCGGTCTACATTTTCTTGGCGAATAATTGCGTAAGCTTCATTTTTCATCTTTTCTTTCCTCCTTTGAACGATCCGATGTTTTCTTTGTCCGCCTATCCCTGAGCGGCTCAACGCCGGGGACGGCGGCAGCGATCAGCTCGCCGACAAATAAATTTACTGTTTTTCCGGCTTCTTTCGCCGCGTCTTTTACTTTTTGCGCGTCAGATTTCCGCAAGCTGATGTTGAGCGGCGAGTAGTTTTCGCGCTTATAATCACGAGTGTAATCTTTCAAGTTGTAGCCCATATTATTCTTTTCTTGCCTTTCTGATGATGCTCATCCCTTTCTGCGGGGATTAGCCGCCCCGCTCGGCTATCATCAAAAGTTGTGGATCTCGCCGTCTCGCCCGATGTATCTTTCGTGGCATAGCTTTGCCATTTCAAGACCGCTAAAAACGATTTGCATCGGGTGCAGTCCAGCTTCTTTTTTGCCGTTCGTGAAATCCGCGTACTTTCTGCGCGTGCCGAAGTTATCATTTTTGACGATGATGTCGCCGCGCTCGTTTCCGAAGTTAACAACCACCGCGCGAACCTCCCGGTTGACATTGAAGTGATTTTCGTCGATATCGAACACCTCCTTGTATATCTTGGTCGTCAATTCCGCTTTCGTTGCCTTTCCCATTTTCCGTTCCTCCATCATTTATTTGTTTTCGTTTTATGGGCTCCTTGCCCCTGTGGCTGTATTATACCACAATTCGCGCGAATTGTCAAGGGGGTTTGAAAAATTTTTTTCAAATTTTCGTTTCAATTTTTCGTTTCAAATAACGCGCAAAAAGCCAGTACAAACCGCGCGCAAACATGCGCGTTTGCTCTATTTTTTGAGCATAAAAAGCGCCGTGCATCAACAGAAAAGTAAAAAAGCCTTGTTTTCACAAGGCTTTTTGTTTGGAGCGAGTAACGGGAATCGAACCCGCATAGCCAGCTTGGGAAGCTGGAGTTTTACCATTAGACTATACCCGCATAGGATTGTTTTTATTATACCGCATCCGGCGCGGTTTGTCAACCCCTTTGCGGAATTTTTTATAGCGGGGATTCCTACTGCGGTGCCGGGGGCGAACCACGCGCCCGGCGAGGGCTTTGCCTTCTTTGTCGCCTGCCGCCCCCGCCTTGGGTTTGATTCCCTGCCCCCTATCCCCCCGACCCCCTTCCCCAGCGGGGAAGGGGGAGTTTTTTAGTTTTTTTATGCAAGGGGCTTCGCCCCTTGCATCCCCGGGGCTGAACCCATGGTTCGCCGCAAAACCGACAGGAAGCGGCTCCCTATGAGCAGTGCCGGCAGCCAAGGAGAGGGGGGACCGGGGGAGAGGAACTT